CACTAATGCTGCCTCTAGTGCCTCTGCTGCCTCTAGCAGTGCATCTAACGCAGCCTCTAGTGCTACAGCAGCAGCCTCTAGTGCTACAGCCGCTGCCGCAAGTGCTGCAAGTATTAACCCTTCGGATATTGTCCATATTACAGGTACAGAGACTATCTCAGGTGTTAAAACGTTCTCTCAGACGATTATAGGCTCCGTTTCGGGTACATCCTCTAATGTAACAGGAACCGTGGCAGTTGCTAATGGTGGGACAGGCTCTACAACAGCCTCTGCTGCACGTACAGCCCTTGGTTTGGCAATCGGTACTGATGTACAAGCCTATAGTGCGGCAACAGCCTCTTATGCCTCTACAGGTATAGGCTTCCGCAACCGCATCATCAACGGTGACATGCGGATTGACCAGCGTAATGCCGGGGCGGCGGCAACTGGCGAAGGCTATTTGGTTGACCGTTGGCGAGTGTGGCGCGACCAGACTTACAGCATTCAGCAGTCTTCGGATGCGCCATCTGGTTTCACCAACTCGCTTGCTGTCACAAAAACAAACACCACGCAATCCAACTACGCATATCTTGTGCAGTATGTAGAAGGCAACAACGTTGCGGATTTAGGTTTTGGCACAGCTTCAGCAGCAACTGTTACGGTTTCCTTCTGGGTCAAGTCCAGCATCACGGGCGTTTTCTCTGTTGTTCTTTCTAACAACACAGCCAAGAGTTACGCAACAACTTACACCATTAACGCCGCAAACACTTGGGAACAAAAGTCAGTAACCATTGCTGGTGACACGGCAGGAACTTGGCTGAAGACCAACGGAGTTGGCATCGCTGCCGTCTTTGACTTTGGCGGAGGCGCATCGTCAACAGCAGCATCAAACAACGCATGGATTAGTGGAACGCCTACAAAAGCTGCGGGTTCCACAGGGCTTGGCACAACAAACGGAGCAACCTTCTACATCACAGGCGTACAGCTTGAAGCTGGCAGCGTTGCTTCCCCGTTTGAGCGCAGGGACTACGGGCGTGAGCTGATGATGTGTCAGCGGTATTACTGGCCACTTCGTTCTGCCATAGGAGTTGTTGGAAATTCCACCTCAGTATGGCGTGTAAATGCCAAGAACCCCGTTTTCATGCGAACAAACCCAACACTAACGCTATCCGGCAATATGATAATGCAGGGTGGAAATATTGGAGGTTTTGACTTAACCGCAGTGGGCACAAATTACTCAACTAACGAGGCTGTGGAGTTTGATGGCTCAACTTCAACTGCTCCGGCAACCAATATTATTGCTATTTTGCTGGCTCAAAACTCAGCCCGCATTAACGTTTCAGCGGAGCTTTAATCATGTACAAAAAATGTTTTGATTCACTAAAGAATGAAGAAGCAAGAAGCGTAATCCGCACAACAGATAGAGCTTGTATACCTTTCGACCCCGCCAACACAGACTACGCCGAGTACCTGAAATGGCTTGATGCCGGAGGCATAGTCCTCGCTGCTGACGCAGCTCCGGTGGCCGAGGGCAACACGCCGCTGCCTGCTGATAGCGTTGCTGATGAGGCCATTAGCCAATGACACGCCCTGTATCAGTAGGTATTAACCTCACAGCAGCGACACCGACAACAATCTACACAGTTCCTCTTGGCTACTTCGCTAAGTGGACACTGATGTACCTGTTCAACAATACAGGCTCCACCAAGAGCATTTCTGCATACTGGAGAGATTCCAGCGCATCTGCTGACATTCACGTACACAACGGTACGATTGCCTCCGGTGGCTATGTACGCATGGATGGAGGAGCTTATGTGGTAATGGAGGAGGGAGACACTGTTGTCATGACAAGCGAAGCAGGTAGCTCTTTCAGTACCATCTGTACCTTTGAATTATATAAGAAAGAAGGAATCTAATCTATGGCCTTGCCAACATACCTTGAACTGGTCAATGACATCTTGATTCGTATGCGCGAACCTGAAGTCAGTACCGTCAATGAGAATACTTTATCTAAGCTTGTGGGTAAGTTGGTTAATGATGCCAAACGACAAGTAGAAGATGCCTACGCATGGAACTCTTTAACAGATACCTTGATGATTGAGACACTGGCTAATACATATGGCTATGTGCTCAATGGATCAGGTACTCGCTTTAAAGTCATTGATGCTCAGGACATTACCAACAAGAGCCAGATCAACGCATTGACTACCAAGATGATGTCTCAGTACTTACTGAACAACATGGCTCCCGGTAACCCAATGTACTATAACTTTAATGGTGTGCACACCACAGGCGACACTAAGGTAGACTTCTACCCTGTTCCTAACGCTGGTTTGACTCTGTACTTCAACCTGTACATCCCTCAAGCAGAACTGACAGGTGATGCCGATACACTGCTTGCTCCTAAAGAGCCTGTGGTGTTAGGAGCCTTTGCCCGTGCTTTGGTTGAGCGTGGTGAAGATGGTGGCTTGAACAGTACTGAAGCCTTTGGCTTGTACAAGTCCTCCTTAGCTGACGCCATCGCCATTGAGAGTTCACGGTATGTTGAGGAAGAGACTTGGGAGGCTGTGTAACTTATGGCACAACCTATTCAAACCTTCAGCATTACAGCTCCGGGCTTCTATGGCCTGAACACACAAGATAGCTCCTTGGACTTAGCCTCTGGCTTTGCTCTGACGGCTGTAAACTGTGTCATTGACCAGTATGGACGTGTAGGTGCTCGTAAAGGGTGGCTAACTAAGAACACTACCAACACTGACTTAGGCTCTGCTAACGTAGAAGCTATGGGTCAGTTGGTTATAGATAATGGTTCTGAGTACACCATCGCAGCAGGCAACAACAAAGTATTTAAGCTGGTAGGTAATACACTGACTATGCTTACCTATGGCGGTGGCGGTACTGCTCCGACAATCACAGCTAACAACTGGCAGATCGCTGCCTTGAACGAAGTCCTTTACTTCTTCCAGTCTGGACATGATCCATTGGTGTTTGATCCTGCTGTGAGTACTACAACGTATCGCCGGGTGTCTGAGAAGACTGGCTATACAGGTACTGTTCCTTCAGGTAACATTGTTCTATCTGCCTATGGTCGTCTGTGGGTAGCGGATACAACTACTGAGAAGACAGTAATCTATTGGTCTGACATCCTTTCTGGACATAAGTGGGCTAATGGCTCTACAGGTTCTATTGATGTATCGTCAGTGTGGCCTAACGGCGCAGATAACATCACAGGCTTGGCTTCGCATAACGGCTTCTTGTTCATCTTCGGTAAGAACAATATCTTGGTGTACTCAGGTGCTCAGGATGTACTCTCAGCAGGTGTGTTCAAGATCTCTGATTCTCTAACAGGTATTGGTTGCATCGCTAGAGACACCATTCAGAACACAGGCTCAGATGTTATCTTCTTGTCCGATACTGGTGTGCGTAGTGTGCTCCGTACCATCCAAGAGAAGTCAGCACCTTTCCGTGACTTGTCTAAGAACGTACGTAATGACTTGATGAGTGCTGTCGCAGGTGAAGTAGCTTCTACATTGAAGTCCGTCTACAGTCCTTTTGAGTCCTTCTACCTGCTGTCTTTACCTAGCCTGAAGGTTGTGTACTGCTTTGACACGAAAGCTACATTACAGGATGGCTCTAACAGGGTAACAGTATGGGATAGCATCGAGCCTAAGAGCTTCTGCTACTTACGTGATAAGAGTCTCTTGATTGGCAAAGCAGGATACATTGGTCAGTATTCAGGGTATCAGGACAACGGTAATACCTATCGCTTCCAATACTTTACTAACCATACTGACTTAGGCGCTCCTTCGGTAAGTTCTGTCTTGAAGAAACTCTCAGTGGTTGTGATTGGTGGTTCTAACCAGTATGTCACAATTAAGTGGGGATATGACTTTAAAGAGAACTATTTCTCACAAAACACTAAAATTCCTACTCAAGGGGTTGCAGAATTTGGTATTTCAGAGTATAATATTACAGGGGCAGAATACTCTGATGGTATTTCCCTACAAACACTAACTGCCTACCCAACAGGTGCAGGTAAAGTTATCCAAACTGGCTACGAAGCGGACATCAACGGTTCTGCTTTAAGTATCCAGAAAATCGAAATTCAGGCTAAGAACGGGAAGATTATCTAATGACATCCTACGTAAAATCAACTAATTTTGCCAGTAAAGACTCGCTGGCCTCGGGCAATCCTTTAAAGATTGTCAAAGGCACTGAGATTGATATTGAGTTCAATAACATTGCAACTGCTGTAGATTCTAAGGCTGACACTACAAGCCCTACTTTCTCAGGTATTCCTTTGGCTCCTACGGCAGCAGTGGGTAATAACACTACCCAACTGGCTACCACAGCTTTTGTGACTACTGCGATGCAGGCTTTGTATCCAGTAGGCTCTATCTACATCAACGCAGGTGTTACCACTAACCCTGCTACGTTGTTAGGCTTC